GAAACAGGTACCCCAACTACCCCCCACCCTTTAGGGTGGGGGTAAAAGGGGTACCACTGCGGGCAGGAGGGTTTAATGGATTGGCCAGCGGATAAAATTGAACGCAAAAAAGTCGATGACTTGATCCCATATGCGAGGAACGCACGAACGCATTCCGACGAGCAGGTGGCGCAGCTTGCAGCGTCTATCAAAGAGTGGGGATGGACGACCCCGGTGCTGATCGATGAGGACGGTGGGATCATCGCAGGGCATGGCCGCGTCATGGCAGCGCGAAAGCTGGGCATTAAAGAAATCCCAACCATGACGGCGACCGGCTGGAGCCACGCGCAGAAGCAAGCATATGTCCTGGCGGATAATCAGCTACCCCAGAACGCCGAATGGGATTTGGATTTGCTGGCGGTGGAAATGAAAGACCTCGATAGCGAAGGGTTCGATTTGAGCCTGATCGGGTTTGGCGATATAGCGAATATATTAGGTGGTGATGGGCCGTTGCCTGTCGTTAAAGAATTTGACGCCGAAGATTTTTCAGAATTTGCCCATCAGTGTCCGAAATGCGGGTTTGAGTTCGATGCAAAAGAATAAGCCGCATAGAATCATTGGCCCATGGAATTTGACTGATATTGCTGATATTCAGCTAAATGGGTTGAAGGTGTTTTCGTGTTTTCATTGTGGCGGCGGCTCCACAATGGGTTATAAATTAGCAGGATTCAATGTTCTGGGTGGCGTCGAAATAGATCCGAAAATGATGGAGATCTATCGTATCAACCATAATCCAAAGCATAGTTATCTAATGGGGGTTCAGGAATTTAAGGATATTCCCAATATTGAATTACCGCCAGAATTATTAGATCTGGATATTCTCGATGGTTCACCGCCGTGTTCCAGTTTTAGCATGTCTGGGAGCCGAGAGAAAAAATGGGGCAGCGAGCATCATTTTCGCGAAGGACAAGCGGTGCAGCATCTTGATGATTTGTTTTTTGATTTTATCGACGTTACGGTTAAACTTAAGCCGAAAGTAGTCATTGCTGAAAATGTCAAGGGTCTAATAATGGGGAATGCTAGGGGATATGTTAAACAAATATTTGCGAAATTTAAGGTGGCCGGATACAAAACTAAGCTTTTTCTCTTGAATTCATCAGTTATGGGTGTGCCACAGCGCAGGGAAAGAACGGTGTTTGTGGCGGTCAGGAACGATATCAAGCGACATGTATCGTTTGATTTTGAAGAAACAACCATTTCGGTTAAGGAAGCGTTTTCGGGATTATCCAAACAATATGGGAATATCTCATCAGAGGAAAAGAAATGGTATAAATTGACAAAGGAAGGCGCTTCCTTTTCTAGTGTACATCCCAAAAAACACTGGTTTAATAGTATTAAACTGCACAGAAATAAATCAGCTAATACGCTTACAGCAAGGGGAGGACTTTATCATTATAATCAATGCAGAAAAATAACAGATATGGAATGTATTCGCATACAGTCATTCCCTGATGACTTCCGTTTATTAAAAATGAAAGGTGATTATATTTGCGGAATGTCAGTTCCTCCATTTATGATGCAACGCATAGCGTTAGAAATAGGAAGACAAATATTCGGGATTGAATACGACATGCAAATTGTAAATAATTTCACCGGCCAACAGGCTAAACTAGAGGAGAGCGGGGAGACTTTTTCCCCTCTTATGGCCGATGCCTCGTAAAGCAACAGGAAACCCCAACGGAAGGCCAAGCTACAAGCCGACCGAGGATGACCGAAAGACGGTCAGCCTCATGTGCGCTGTTGGCATACCGCATGAAGGTATTGCGCTGTGCATTGGCGACAATGGAATTGACGACAAGACCCTCCGCAAGCACTTCTCCAGAGAACTGGCGACATCAAAGATCAAGGCTGACACTAAGATGGCTGGCTCCCTGTTTCAGGCTGGTATAGCTGGCAACGTCAATGCACAGAAATGGTGGACGATGTCTCAGATGGGCTGGAAGGAAAAGAGCGAGATCGAGCATAGCGGCGATGTTAACTGGTCAATCCAGAACATTTACGAGAAATGATAGTTCAACGCCGGATAAGGAAATATCAGGCACCGCTCCATAAATATATGCTTGACGGCGGCATGGAGAACAAGCGGGCCATCTCTATCGCTCACCGCAGATGGGGAAAGGACGAGATCGCGCTTGATGTCACTTTCCAGGCATTGATAGATCGCCCAGCTACATACTGGACGTGCTTGCCTGAGTTCGCTCAAGCCCGCAAGGCCATATGGAGCGCGGTCAATCCGCACACAGGAAGGCGGCGGATCGATGAGGCATTCCCAGAAGAATTGCGTGAGGTGACTAACGAAGGTGAGATGTTCATTCGATTCAAGAATGGCGCAACGTGGCAAGTCATTGGGTCAGATAGATATAACTCCTTGGTCGGCGCTAGTGTGGCCGGGATTACATTCTCCGAGTGGGCGTTGGCTAACCCATCGGCCTGGGGCTACATCAGTCCTATGTTGCGGGAGAATAACGGCTGGGCAATGTTCGTCACCACGCCCCGCGGTAAAAACCACGCATTCGAGATGTATAACTACGGCATGAAGACTGAAGGCTGGTTTGCCGAGATATCGAATGTTGTTGACACTGGCGCTTTCGCCGAGGCGCAGCTTAACGAAATCAAAGCGGAATATGTCGCGCTTTACGGCGCTGACTTTGGTGCGGCTCAATTTGAACAGGAATATATGTGCAGCTTCGAGGCGGCGATCCTCGGCAGCTTTTATGGCACGGAATTATCGGTGGCACGATCTGAAGGCCGTATTTGTGAGGTCGAATATGATCCCGATCTCCCGGTCATGACCGTTTGGGACATTGGCTATTCGGACGATACGGTCATTCTGTTTGTGCAGATCATTGCCAACGAGGTGCGGATTATAGATACCTACAGCGCAAATGGTCACAATCTTGAACATTATGCTGGGGTTATTTCTGGCAAGCCTTACGAATATTCGCGCCACTGGCTACCCCACGATGCTCAAGCTAAGACGTTGGCGGCGGCTGGGCGGTCAGTGTACGAGCAACTGACCAAGGACCACGGCCTTGAGAGCGTCAGCATCCTTCGGAACACCAACACCGAAATGCAAGGCATTCTGGCGGCGCGGCACCTATTTCCGCGATTGTGGATTGACGAGGATCAGGAAGATTTCTTGAATGCTCTGGGACAGTTCCGAAGAGAGTGGGACGATGAGCAGAAATGCTTCCGGGATCGGCCCGTCCACGATTGGACAAATCATTTCGCAGATGCGCTGAGATATCTTTCTTGGGTATGGACAGAGCCGATCAAGCCCAAGGCCCCCGTCCTCAACCCGATCCTGAACATCGGTGGCCCATCCACCATGACAATGAATGATCTGATGAAGTCAGTCAGCAAGCGGCGGGCTAAGTATGATTAGTTGCAAAGACTATTGATTTAAGGCAATAATCAGCGAATGTACGCCAAACCAAGCAAGAAAACTAAACCGAAGCCCGCTGCCAAGCCAAGCGCGAACCGCAGCGGCATGGTGGCGGCGCTTGGCGGCAAGGTAAAAAAGGGCGGATATGCAGGATAATTCTTACGATTCGCAAGGCGGCACCCTGGTAACCCCCGAAGATGCGGGCAAGGGAGCGCCGGGGGTTGTCGCCCGCTGGATTGCTGAACTTGATCTCAGCGACAAGACCGAATCCACTTGGCGCACCCGTGCCAAGGAGGTGCATGAGCGTTATCGTGACGAAAGGTCTGACAGTACCCAGATTGGCCGTGTTGGCGGTGATCGCTACAATATTCTTTATTCCAATATTCAGACGATCTGCCCGGCCCTTTACAATCAGTCGCCAAAGCCTGATGTGCGGCGGCGGTATCGTGACGCTGACCCTGTCGGCAAAGAGATATCCGAAGTCATGGAACGCTGCCTGTCGTTCACGATGGATGACAGTGATTTCGACCGATATATGCGATTGGCGATCAAGGACCAGCAAATCTGCGGGCGTGGCGTAACCCGTGTTCGCTATGATCCGACCTTCGGCGAAGAATCCGACGAAATGGGTGAGCCTTACGATGAGCTAAAGAGCGAAGAAATAAGATTTGAGCATGTCAACTGGGCTGATTACCGCCACGGGCCGGGCCGCACATGGGAAGAAGTTGAATGGATTGCCTTCCGCCACGTTATGACCCGCGATGAACTGATTGATAAGTTTGGCGAAGATATAGGCCAAGAGATAGACCTGGATTATTCTCCGATTGGCATGGAAGACAAGGACGGCGATCCTGTCGCCGACACGTTTAAACGTGCGAATGTTTGGGAAATTTGGTGCAATCGCCAGAAGGAGGTTATCTTTATCTCCAAGGGCTTGAAGGAACGCCCGCTAAAGACTGACCCTGACCCTTTGCAGCTTCGGGACTTCTTTCCGATTCCCCGCCCGCTTTATGCGACTGAGAACACCGACAGCTTGGTGCCGATTGAGCCGTTCAGGTTCTACCGCGATCAAGCCAATGAACTGGACAACATCACGCGCCGCATTTCGGGTGTCATTGCTGCTTGCAAGGTGCGCGGCATTTACGACAGCACCATCACTGAGATGTCGAACTTGATGGATGCCAGTGAGAATATGATGGTGCCAGCGCAAGATGTCCTGCCGCTTATGCAGTCCGGTGGACTTGAAAAGGCTGTTTGGATGTGGCCGATTGAGAAGATTGCGGGTGTTTTGAATGAGCTTTACAACCAGCGTGAGCAAATTAAGAAGACCATCTACGAGATTACTGGCATTGCCGACATTATGCGCGGTTCTTCGTCTTCATCTGAGACATTAGGCGCACAGCAGCTTAAAGTTCAGTTTGGCACCATGCGCTTGGATGACATGGGCCGCGATGTTCAGCGTTATGCCCGCGATTTAATCAGGATTTCGGCTGAGATTATATCTGAGCAGTTCAGCACCGACAGCATTGCGATGATGACTGACATCAAGCTGCCATCGCCTGAAGAAAAGATGCAAGCGCAGCAACAGGCTCAAATGATGGGCCAACAGCGGCAGCCTATTCCGTCCCAGCTTCAAGATGTTTTAGACAAGCCGACATGGGACGAGTGTATGCAGGTGTTGAAGGACGATAAGCAGCGTTCATATCGGATTGATATTGAGACAGACTCTACTGTTGCTGGCGATCAGGCGATGGATCAGAAGTCGATGACAGAATTGCTTCAAGGTGTGTCCACCTTTATCAGCAACGCTGGCCCTGCGGTTGCGGCTGGTTATCTTCCGCTTGAGGCGGCTAAGTCTATGCTAATGTCTGCGGTTCGCCGGTTTAAGATGGGCCGTGAAGTTGAAGACGCTCTTGACATGATTGGCGAAGATGAAAAGGGCGGCAGTAACCAAGGTGCTGAAGCACAGCAGCAAGCGCAACAGCAAGCGCAGCAAGAACAGGCAGTGGCGGCGCAAGATGCACAGATGAAGATGCAGATGGAGCAGCAGGGAGCGCAGTTGAAAGCCCAAGAGCTTCAGCAAAAGGCTCAGATGGAGTCGCCTGGTAAAGAGGCCGATCTTATGATGGCTGAGAAAGAGCTTGCCTTGAAAGAGCGTGAAATGTCTTTGAAGGAGTTTGAGGCCCAGAAGCCGGAGCCTGACCAAAGCATGAAGATTCAGGCTGATATGCAGATGGCGCGGGAGCGCATGGAATTTGACGCAAGTGAGGCAGACAAGCAGCGCCAAGTTGATCTAGCCAAGGCGATCATGGCTGAATTTAGCGGCCCAGAGGGTAGCCTTGCTACGCCTGAAGATGCGCTGAACCGTGCTGCGGAGATAATGGGCCGGATTAATGAGGTTGTATCAGCAACGCAAGGCATGGGCGGCATTCCCCTAGCAGAGACAACGATCATGGTTGCTGATGGTGAGCCAGAAATGGTGCAGGATTTTGGAGTTACAAATGAGCCTTTTCAAAGATAACTACGACAAGATTAAATGGGACAGGACCATTCGAGTGGAGAGTGTCGCTGTGCGTGACGACTCCAAGCGATCCCATCTCAATATGCCGTACATAGCTGGCGACTATAAGCCCTATGACTGTCCGATCACGGGAAAGCCCATTGACGGGCGCGTTGAGCATGAAGCAAATCTTAGAAAACATGGCTGCCGGATACACGAAGCGGGCGAGTTCGAGGATGTTAAGAAGAACGGGCAAAAGAGAATATACGCTTCAATCGACGCTGCGATTGATAAATCTGTTGATGCAATTGCGCGGCAAATAGACCTTTAACAAAGGGAATAATCATGGCCGAAGACACTCCAGAAGTCATTGAAGATCAATCTATGGATGATTTCATGGGCGATCAATTTGATGCCCTGGAAGGCGCTGAACCAGAAGAAAGCCCATCTGAGGCTACACATGAAAGCCCAGAGGCGGATGTCTCTGAGCCTGAAGAAGATTCCGTTGCGAAAGCAGCAGATACAGACGTAGAAAGCGAAGGCTCTGAATCTGAATCTCAGACCGCCACAGCGCCGCAATCTATGTCTGCAAAAGACCGTGAGGCATTTTACGCCCTGCCGCCTGAAAACCAGCAATGGATTTCAGATCGCGTCAAGGCGCAAGAAGCAGACTACACACGGAAAACTATGGAGGTCGCAGAACAGAGAAAATTGTACGATAAACTTGAACAGGCCATTGCGCCGCGCCGTCAGGAATTTGCAATGAACGGAATGGATGAGGGCACCGCTATCGGTCAGCTTTTAGCCCTTTCTGATTATGCAAATAACGATCCTGTTGGCTTTTCGCGCTATCTGCTCAATCAACGTGGAATCCCTGTATCTGCATTAACTGAACCCGGTGTAGAGAACTACACTGATCCCCAAATGCTTGCCATGCAGAATCGTCTGCAGAGCTTTGAGAACCATTTTACACAACAGCAAACGCAACAAGCAGAGCAGCAGGGTGAAGTCATCTCAGGTGTCATAGATAGTTTTGCAACCGCAAATCCTTTCTATGGAGAACTTGAAGGTGAGATGATCCCGATTGTTTCTGCCTTGCGTGAGAGTAAACCCGGACTGACCAGCGACCAATATCTTGATATGGCTTACAAGATGGCCCTAGCGACCAACGAAGAAGTCTCATCCAAGATAGCGGTTGACCGCAAAGCAAAATCAGAAGCAGAGCGGATCGCCAAAGCGAAGAAAAGCGCAACGGCGGCTAAGAGGGCTGGGGGCACTAGCATCAGGGCAACTGGTACATTACCGGCTGGTGCTGCTAAAGCTAAGAGTGTGGATGATTTTATCGGAGCCTTAGTCGATGAACGCATGACGGCCTAGACTTGAAAGGTCTTAATCATGCCAGCTAATAGTTCGTTTACGGAGATTGCGGCGCTAACGTACCGCCATTTCAAGAATACCTATCTCGAAGATAACGTATCCAATCATACCGCCCTGCATCAGCGGCTTACGGAGAAGGGTCGCGTTGATTTGATCTCCGGCGGCTGGGAAATTCAGGTTCCTCTGGATTACGCAGAGAACGGCACCTACCAGCGGTACAGTGGCTACGACACTCTGAGCATTGCTCAGTCTGAAGTGTTCACGGCTGCCAACTTCCCGTGGAAGCAAGTTGCCATTAACGTGGTGGCCTCCGGTCTCGAAGTTCGCCAGAACAGCGGCAAAGAAGGCGTTATCAAGCTCGTCAAAAACAAGCTGAAGAATGCCATGCGTACCGCTGGCAACAACTTCTCGACCGACATCTACAGCGACGGCACCACTGCCAACCAGATTAATGGTTTGCAAGCCCTCGTTTCTGATGCTGGCACGGGAACCGTTGGCGGGATTGTTTCTGGAACCTACACCTTCTGGAAAAGCATCCTCCAGTCTGCTGCATCTCCCTTGCAGGGTGGCGCTGGTATCACGCCAAGTGCAACTACCATCGAGAGCTTGATGCTCCCGCTGTGGCTGAACTTGACGCGCAACAACGACATGCCTGATCTTATTGTTATGGACGACACTTATTTTACGTTCTTCGACAATAGTCAGACCAGCATCCAGCGTTATACAAACACGACCGATTTGAAAACCGGGACTACTTCATTGAAGTATAAGGGTGCGGATGTGGTTTATGATAGCTCTGCTGCTGGTATGCCAGACGCTCATGCGTATTTCTTGAACACTGACTACATCGGGATTTGCGCCCATCGTGACGCGAATTGGACGGAAGTCCCCGAAAAGTCGTCGGTCAACCAGGACGCTCAAGTACTTCCGATTATCTGGCAAGGTAATATGACAGTATCGAACCGTTCACTTCAGGGCGTAATGAAAGCATAGTTGGCTTTTATTCAAACTCTATTTCCTGAAAGGAAAAAATAATGTCTACCTATCAAATAGTAAACACAATCATTGGGGCGCAGGATATTGCTGACACCTCGACAACTCAGAACCATGTGCTTGGCACCATCGTCCAAGCCAAGGACGTTGCCGCCACCGCATACGGTGCTGGTGAGTTCGTTTACCTCAGTGGAATTGCGTCAACTGTTGTCGGTTCTTTCGTGACTTACAACGCAGATGACAATTCAACTGCGCTTTTGGCTGCTAATGCTATCGGCCCAGTTGCCACTGCGATGTCGATCAATGTTGCTAGTTCGTATGGCTGGTATCAGATCAGCGGCAAAGCGGTGGGCAAGTGCCTCGCCGGTTATGCTGACAATGCCCTTGTTTTTGCGACCGCTACCGCTGGCAGCGTTGATGACGCTGTTGTCGCTGGTGACCGTGTGAAACTTGGCAAGAGTGCAAGTGCAACCGGAACGCCATCTACGGGTCTTGCTGAATTTGAGATTCAGCGCCCGTTCATGGATGACGCAACGGCTGCTTAACTTTAGTCGGGGGTGTCTCAGTGAGGCACCCCCTTCTTTAACGAAGGAATAAAAATGGTCGAGATGTTAATGGAAGAACGGCATGGATTTTATGTCGATTTCGAGCTTCGACCGGAGGAAGATCGTGAGCAGACCATTGCTCAAGGGATGCCCATTTTTAAAGATGTTGAATTTGCTATAATCACCATGCCGGGCGGCGGCTTAGTGGTTGATAAACAGATAACTGATGCCCTGCTTCAAGAGTGGCGGCACGGTGACAACCGGCGCAAGCCCCCATCACCATTTGCCTTCACGGCCTATGAGGCTTGGAAAGAGGGCCGCGAGGCTCCCGTGAACGGGACTGATCTAAAGAACTGGCCTGGAGTAACTCCGGCACAGTTGAAGACTTGCCAGAACGCCACAATCCGCACGATTGAAGACTTGGCGGAGGCCAACGCTGATACCATCCGCAAGCTGGGCATGGGCGGCGTTGCAATGTGTGAGAAAGCCAAATCTTATTTGTCGTCTGCGGAGGGCAACAAGTCTGCCGAGGAGGTGGCATCTCTGAAGGTCAAGATGGAGTCGTTGCTTGAAGCTATTGACAAGAAAGATTGCCAGATTGAGGATTTGCTGGGGCGTCTTGAAGACGCACCCAAGAAACGTGGTAGGCCAAGAAAAGAGGAATAGATGTCGCTTTTAACCTTAGTCCAGAACTCTTGCGATACGATTGGCCTGACGCGCCCATCGGTTGTGGTCGCCTCGGCGGATCAGAACGTAAGAACTTTGCTGTCTCTAGCACAGACTGAAGGTCGTGAGTTACTTGACCGCTATTCTTGGCCCGCCACTCAGATAGAAGTCACGCATACAAGTTTGGCGGCGGAACTGCAAGGCGTTATAACGACAATCGCCGCTGGGTTCTCGTACATTACCAGCTCGACATTCTGGGATCGGACGCTGACGCAGCCGGTGACCGGCCCGCTGTCGCCTGTTGAGTGGCAAGCCTTAAAGGCCCGCACAGCGACCGGGCCGTACCCCAGCTACCGGATATTCGGTGGGAAGCTCTACGCCTACCCAGCGCCCTCTGCGGGCAATACATGGGTATTTGAATACCAGTCCACATATTTCTGTCAATCCAGTTCCGGGACCAATCAATCAGCTTGGGCTGCGGATTCGGATGTCGGCGTTTTAGATGAGAACCTGATGGAATTAGGCGTAATCTGGCGGTTCAAGAAGAAGAACGGCTTGGACTATTCTGAAGATTTTCGGTCTTATGAGCAGAAACTAGCCAACGAGATGTCCCGCGCTGGAGGCAGAAGGGTTCTTGATATGGCTTCTGGGGGCAGTGCCATGAGTGGGGTTTATATCCCAGAGGGAAGCTGGTCGTAGTACGGTCATTTTAATAACTCAAGAATAAGGATGGCGTCATGGTTACAGAAGAACAGATCATAAATGGACTGATGGAAACAAAAGAGGGCCAACGCCTCCTTGCGCGATGGGAGCGGGATAAGGAGGACGATCTGCTACTGCCGCCAAGTGGTCCAGGCTACGATGTCAGGGATGGTAGGTCTTATGTCCCAAGCCTGGAGCATAATCCACTAACGGGTGGGCAGCGACACGCCAGCCCAACAGCAGCATATATGGCCGAACGTAAAGCGGAGCGGGAGGGA